CTGCCTTCTTTGGTTGCTTCGAGAACTGCTTACCTTTCTTTATATCGGCTCGCTTCTTCTTGGTAGTAGCGGCATACTCTGATGCGCTCATAGCTTTGATAGCTTTGCTTGGCAAATATCTTTCGCCAGTAGCTTTGGAACCCTGAGTGCTAGGCTTGCCTGATTTGGTTCTCCACTTCTGCTTTCCCCAATCGAGCAGGGACTTCTGAGGCTTCTTCATTAGTTGGTGTAACCTCCACCCTTGGCCTTGTAACGCTTTGCTAACATCTGTGCTTTACGCGCTGACCACTGACCTGGCTTACCACCCTTGCCCGCAGCCTTAATAGCTTCAAACATATTCTTACGCATGGTGGGCTTAGTGTAGTTACCGGCTTCGTTGACCTTAGACTTAGACTTACTCATTTCTTTAGCATCGACTTCTTTTTCTTCTTGCCATAAGACATCTTCATGCCTGTCTTCTTGGCTTCTTTCATTGCCGCTGCTTTACCAGCAGGAGTGTATGAGTATTCTTTCTTACCTACCATAGGCATGGGATCACCACTTAGATTTGTTGGCCCAATACGCAGCAGACATCTTACCCTTGGCAATGTTCTTAGCGTGACGAGCTTTGAAGGATTTACGACGAGCCTTTTGCTTGGCTGTCTTGGGATTGGCACCTGCACCACTCACGCCCTGCTGACCATAGCGTATTGTCTTTACTTTATCGCCTTCCTTGGCGACCACAACATGAGATTAGGTGGGGTGATTGGGGGTTCTCTTGGGCTTGTTGTAGCCAGAGACTCCGATTCGGGATAGTAAACTAGATTTCTTAGTATTCTTTTTCATGCCCCGATTATAACATATTTAGCGCACAATATCCTGCTCATAATTCTGGATTAGGAAGTCACAGTAGTGCTTGATCTTGCGTAAGTCTTCAACACCACCCTTCTCTCTCCAGCGTGTTGCGTACTTAACAATGTTGCCCTCACAAAATTCTAACTTGTTTGCCAGGATATACTCAATGGGCTGGATGGCAGTCTGATAGTGATTACCACCGACCTGTTCCTTAGTCGCTTCCATTATGTCAACTCCTGAAAAGTTAGTGCTTGCCAGATCTGCCTGTAGCAACCTACAATTTCGCCTCTCTCTTCCCAGCATATTCTTACTGGGACATAGATAGGTGAGACAATAAGCAATGCAATTGCTAAGAAAAAGAATTTAATTTTTGTTCTATTGATTTCCATTATTAGTCCTCATCTTGTTCAGCATACTTCTTTCTTAAGTAATTCATGGATACGGGCATCTCATCACACTGACCATCATCCACCTCATGTAGCATCCATACGCCACGCCAGCTACTGTTGGTCTGGGCTGTCAGATAGTCCTCGTCATGGACGTAGAAGATACCAGCGAACAATCCGATCATGGGCTTCATGTCTGCTCGGTTGGCAAAGGCAATGTCCCTATCTTGAACGTGCCCCATAACACAGCTCATGTGCTTCTTGGATAGCATCAGCTTGGCACTGCTGACTGGCCGACCCATAATACCACTGGTGAAGTAGTGAGAGTATGCAATCCCATCAATAACACAGACCTCCAAGAAGTCGTAGACCTCCCAGCCCATCTCATCTAGCTTCAGGTCTGCATAACCTATCAGTCCTTCTAGCTTGGCATCGGACTCTATGGCCCTCTCAATGCGTTGTTCATGGTTGCCCAGCGTGAACACTAGGCGTGGGTTCCAGCGCTTCTTTCTGTTCTCTTTTAGTCTAGCCTGCTCTTCCCTGATGGGTGCTAAGAATGTTTCCAGACCCTTGATACCTGCATCAATATCATCTTTATATCGACGGCCTTCAAAGGACTTCTTGCCCACATCCCAACTGGATAGCGAGGGCATATCCCAGTGATCTCCAATGTGAACGATTACATCGGGCTTCTTCTCTACAGCGTACTGGCCTGCCCACCTTAAATGCTCAAGGCTACTGCCTGGTTTAACTTGGGTGTCAGGGATGATCATATGTTTCATGTTTAGACCTCTCACAGTTTACATTTATGTGTACACATTACAGTGTTTTGTATACACATAAGTAGATATAAAAAAGCCCCCGTTAGGAGGCTATGTCTTGGTATGCAATTGCAGCTAGGCCACAGATTACGACGATGATTGCGATGGTCATGGTGAACCCCCCAGTAGTAGAAGAGGTGCCGATTATACTCGCTGTCTTGCATGATATATAATGATACATATTAATATTGTCCATATCAGTAATGGTATATCAGTCTTCAGGTGTGTCAAACACAAAGAACTCACAAATTGCGTTCATTACTTCTCTTTCTATTTCAATATGCATATGAGATTGGGTAGGTTGATCTGTATGTTTGAACGCTCGGTTCAATCCATGCCCTATTCCTTGGTCAACAGCCATTTCAATCATTTTATATAGCTTAATTTTCATCACAGTCATCCATCAGGTCAATCCAAAGCTGTATCTCGGTCTTCTCAGGGTGTGGGTCATCATCCCACTCTTGCATGTAGACCTCATCACCATGGGCCGAACATCTTGCATAGTCCAGACCCCCATCAAGGAAGTACAATTTGCCGTTGTCGTCTCTATGAGTCACATAATCATGCCTATGTTTACTTTCGAGAATCTTCCCATCAGGGGTCTGTAGTCTATTTCTTATCAGCTTCACGTTTTTTTCTCCACTCTACCTGTTGGTCTAGTGTCAGTAAGATCATGCCGGTAAGAAGGCCGCCAACTCCGATTATGAAGATGGCAGCACCAAGAGCATCCATTAGAATGGGATGTCTTCATCGATAGGAGCAGCAGCCTTGGCATTATTAGCTGGAGCTACATCGCCATCAGTGAAGAACACCTTTACGTTACCGAGGATAGGAGTCTTGAGACCCTGCTCACGCTCCTCAGCGGAAGTTGACTGAGATACAAAGCCATTGTTCTCGTACTGGTCTTGCTCGGCAGTATCAATGAAGGTAGTCAGGTCAAGGTATGTACCCTTAGCACCCTCAAACAGTCGCTCTTTGTCGATCTTTGTTACATCTAACTTAATGCTTAATCCAACTTTCATACTAATCTCTCCGTCTCTGTTGTTATGGTTTCTACTGCGGCCAGAACTTGCTCGGCCATTGCTTCAATAAACTTCTCATTGCGTCTTGCTCTTACTAAAAGGTGTGGCATTTCTGGGTGGTAGCTCATAAAATCCCACCAATCTCTCCCAGTTATCCACATACATCCCTGCACTTGCTGGTAATACTTTGATGGAACTTTGCCTGCTCTCAGGTAGGATACATGCACACTATCTGATGGACATTTTATCTCAAGTCCACCCTGCTCTCCAACTAATCCATCGGGACTACAGCCAAACTCTTCACTGTCATCCAGGATAAAGCCTGTCTCAACAACTTCAAAGTCAGTGATAAACTCGTAGGCTTCGCGAGCTTCTGGCTCAAGGGCAGTGCCCCTCTCCATATGCTCATTGGTGAAGAAGGGTTTACTGCGACCAGTCAATCTCTCAGCGATCAGCTCGTTAATGTAGGACTCTGCTGAACTAGAGGGCTTACCAGTACCAGTGATTAACTTCCCAAACATTGAGGCTGATGGCCTGCCCAGTCTTGAGGCAAGCCACTCAGGGGAACCCTGCTCATCGTTTAAGATGATCATTTTATCTTGGCCTGTAGTGCGGCAATAGCTCTGGTGTGGTGTACTGCCAGCATATTATCCACAGAGTCTGTCTTGAAGTACTTCAGGAACTGCTTAACGTCTGCCTTACTTAGCTCAAGCATTGCCTTTATCTCAGCGGCTTGCTCTTCACTTACCACCTCAGTCTTGGTGGACTCTGGCAGGTCTTCACCGGCATAGATGTAGATACCCAGGCCGAACATGGCAATACACTTTACTAGGCATCGCATACGAGCATCACTGATGTCACGAGTAGTGGGGTTGACGATAGCCTTATTGCGGTTATCCATTACTGGCAGCCACATAGAGTGAGTCACGCCCTGCACTGTCACAGAAACATGTACCTCAACAGTATCGTTGCTAATTGAACAAGGCTCTGAATACTCATAGGTAGAGTCAGGGTAATGCTCCATCAGGGTCTGCCATGCCCATGCCCATGATAGGTAGGTTAGCTTTCCTTTCTGTTCTACTTTAGCTGAACAGTCGATTGCGGACAGTGTTGCCCATACGGATTTTTTATTAGTCATTAGTTATATTCTCCTGCTGATTGCATTTGCTCAAAGACATAGCGTGCGCCA